GCCTGATCCTGCTCCGTCAGAATAGATTGCTTTAGTATCTCCAGGAGGAATAGTTATATTAGCTCCACTACCTTGAGAAATAATTATATTTTGAGAACCAGTAGTAGCATTTTCAATAAACCAAAGTTTACTTACTGTGTTTGGACCTATGGTGATTGTACAAGCACTATCAAGAGTACCTGTATATTTTAGATATAAAGACCTGCCTGGGTCAGTGCCTCCATCTGCTATTGTAGTGGTGTGTGTGTCTGCATTGGTAGTTATTGCTTCTGTGCCAAAACTAAAAGCTTCTGCTATTAACTCTAAGTTTGTGTTAGTAGTGTCACCCCATGTTCCAGATTCATCACCTGTTGTGATTTCTTTTAACCTAAGATCATTAACGTATGTTGCCATGTTTGTCTCCGTTCAAATTTATTATAAGTTGTTTTTTCATAAAAGTTAAGCCACTTCTTCCCAATTAGGGTTATTCGTACTTGTTATAGATTGCCAACTAGGTGAGTTTGTTGTTGTTATTGTTTGCCAATCAGCGTCTTGATCAGTATCAATTATACCCCAGACTAGTATATCTCCTAATATCGAAGTTGCTTGTTCTAGTTCAACATTAATTATACTAGTACCTGTTACTGTTGGAGTGCCTAGAGAAGATGTACATGTGACACCAGTTACAAAAACGTTGTTTATTGTGTTAACTGAAGAAGTTCCTAAAGCTGAGGTACTACTTAAACCAGAAACAGAAATATTATTATTTGTGCTAAGGGTGGCAGTTCCTAAAGCTGAGGTACTACTTAAACCAGAAACAGATAAATTATTGTTTGTTGATAAAGTTGCTGTACCTAAAGCTGAGGTACTACTAAACCCATTACGGAAATATTATTTATTGAGGTTGTTGTTGCTGTGCCTAAGTTACCTGCTGCTAATAAACTTGAAACAGTTACATTAGCTTCAGCTTGAATAGTAACACTTATCGCCCCTAAACTAGCAGTAACTCCACCCACTGAAGCTATAGCTTGTGCGTTAACTGCTACTACTGGTGTTCCTACTGAACCTGATGCTGGTGCGGTGATTGAAACAGGAATACTGCCTTCACCATAAGCGAGTTGTCCCCAAGTACCTCGACCCCAACCGTTTAGGAACTCAGCCATTTTAGGCTATACGTATAATCGCTGTGCTTGCTGCTGCTGCTGGAAAACTATAGTAAAGTCGCCTGCGGTAGATGTTTTATCTCCACCAAAATCGATTGCTGCTACTGCTTTATCACTATTAGTATCATTGTAAATAAGACAACCTCTAGCGGTTACGGTAGCGTTACTAAACGTAAGATCAGAAAAATCTGTNAATCCTGTAGTTCCGCTTGAAGTAGGTGCTATATTGGTAAGTGCTGCACCTGTNGCTGTGTAGTTAGTTCCACTTGCTTCATTAGAACTAGAATACGCAGTTGTAGTAGCACCTAGTGACGCTGAACTTGTATATAAAGCTAGTTTAAAACTATTACCGCCTGAAGCAGAAAAGTTATGTGTAGCTTCTAATAGTTCTTTTTTAAAGCTAGTAGTTAATGTTGATGTAATTGCCATTTTAAAGCTCCTTAATAATCTTAGCCATATCTTCATGACCTTGTAAAGTAAGTTCACCGTTTAGGGTTACTACCTGACTGTTCATTGCTTGTTTAATATGATATAATACTTGTTCATAAATAGCTAGTCTATATGCTTCTGCCTGTTGGCGTATGTGAGGTGCTGCATTTTCTGATATACCACAAATACGTGCTGTACATCTTTCAGCCCAAAACTCAGGAGTATGACCTCTATTTTCAGTAGTGGCTACACTTATATTACCTAACCCGACTTCAGTAGTAACTTCTATCATGCTTGTGGTGCTCTTCTAATNTCATCATATCTNAATTGATCTCTAGTATCTTTTGCTTCACCTAAATTTTTCAGTCCCATAATAGCATCTTGAAATTTTTGTTCATAGACTTGTATAGACTCAAAGTTTTTTAAATATGTACATGCCTCAACTAAGCTACCATATAAAAGTGCGTTTATCGCGTTAATAGAAAGCCAAGTAGTGTTGCTACCTGATTCGGTTAAAGATAAAGGTCTGTAAAAATAATGAAGTTCGAAAGTAAACCCTGTGCTGGGAGTTGGTGCTATAATAAATCTGCTTTCATCAAACTCTGCGTAATATTCTGGTGTACCTGTTGTGGCAGCTACAGGCTGGTAGTCTCGTATAAAAGAAACATGTTTTAGTTTTAAATAAGTATATTTATCACTACTATCAATAACTGCTAAACTAAAAGGAGATAAAAAATCACTNGGACTAGCTAAGTATGGATTATTAGCTGTGCTTGTACCTGTAACACTTTTTCTAAATACGTCTANTTGAACACCTTTTAATATACGTTCTTCAGTTGTTTTTATAAAATTAGGTATATTGTTTACTAAAGTAGTTTCTGTACTTTCTATGTAGTCTTGAATAGCTGTTGTTAATGTTGCGTTTGTCCAACTCATGATTACAATGTTACTATATTTACGTTACCAAGACTACCAGTTAATTGGGTCATGGTAAACTGAGAACCTATTGTATTACTATTACCAGCAAACATAATAGGTGAACTAACACCGTTACTATCTACAGGGTTAGAAACTATAACTTTACCTAAGTGTAGAGTAGGTACTGGTTCAGTAGGTCTTGGGTCTCTTAATGCTTCAGGGTCTACTCTATGTGATATAGGGTCTAGTTGTGGGTGTTTAGGTTCATAACATTCTTCACAAACTCTTAAGTTATTCCATTCTTTTTTAAGTTCAAGATAACTATATACAAAACCGCACCTGTCACACCTAGCTAACGAGTGCTTACCAGAAGCGTAAGCCATTAATAAGAACTCCTAGCTGGAGTAAAATGTAAGGAAGCTCTGTTACGGTCTTCTTGAGCAGCAAGTTGAAAATCTTGCTCATACTGTTGCTTTAACATACCCGCTTTTTCTGGATTCTTTTTTAAAGCTAGATAATAAGATAACCCACTAGCCATACACGGAATAAACCTAGATGGTACTTCTGGGTCTTGGTTAGAAGCTGAAGCGTCATCAATTCTTTGTATTGTGTTAGCTACTATAGTGTAGGTTGAAACATTATCGGGGGTTGGCCACACTTTAAGAACAGGGGTAGTTTGCCTGTCTAAAAAGATTTGAGTAGGTCTTCCTTGTATTGTTTTATCTGGTATATTCAGGTACTCAGTTCTGCCTATACGTTCTACGCTTAAATCAGTAGAATTACCACTACTATCTGTAACTTTAACTATAGCAGAAACTATATCTATATCATACGCATTGAGAGTATAACTAGCTGTACCTGTAGTAAGACTCGTACTAATTTGATCTATTGTCCAAAGATTAACACCTCTGTTAGACCAATCAGCGAACATAATATTTAATGAACGCCTTGCAGTTTCTGCATCGTACCCAGTTCTTAATTCAATACCAGCTAGTTCGTATGCTTCTTCTATAGTGTCTGCTATACTAAGCTTAAACGTTTTAGTGCCAGAAGTAGCCATTACTAGAAGGTTTTAATTACTGTTAATACAATAACGTAAGAATCTCCGCTAGAATGTCCTGTGGTAGTCAGGTTTATATCACCTGTTTTACCAGTACCAGCAGTATTTTGTATCCCACCAAACTCTGTTAAATCTAACTGATCACTATAGTTTTCGTTTAAATCTAAACAAATAGTGTCGGTAGTAGCATCCCAAAGTAGTTTTACACTCATACCAAAAGTTGTGTAAGTAACTTTAGCTAGTTTACAACCAGTGCAAGTTGCACCGTCTGATTTTCTGGTAGCTAAAGCACTAACATCTATTTTTGTGACTGCACTTTCACCATTACCATCAGATGTATTAGTAAGCTGTATAACCGCTTTTCTATCATCATCAACAATTGTTGTTGAGGTTACTGCGTCTGCCATAAATTACTCCTATTAAGCGTCAGCGAATGGTGTTACTATAGTTCCTGAACCGATTAGTAATGAATCATGAACTAAATAAGTAACTGCATCAATAGCTGTAACTTTTACAACACTACCTGCTATACCGCCTTTAGTTGAACCATTCATAGTCATAACGTCATTCGATGCTCCTGGAACAAAAGCTTTTTTAGCACCATCGTTAACAGCTACCATTACTGCACCTTCGAATTTATCAGTAC